CCATGGACACGCGCCAGTATCCGATCATCGGGACAGGCAGCCGGGAATCCATGACTGCGTATGGTAGTACCGCTATTCAGCGGCACCACCAAAGCACAGTGCCGCTGACCTGCACGTTTACTACCGGGGAGCTTGTCTTGCACGTTGTGCTGTACGCCGCCGCTATGACCGTGTGGCCCGGGTTCGTGGCCTTGGCGCGGTTCCTGCGTCACAGGGGCGGGCGGGAACCGGGCCCGGAACGGTGTACCACCTAGAAAGGCACCCGCCCTGCCCGACGGGGACGGGGCAGGGCGGGTATCACCTTGATCACCGTGGCCGGGTTAGGGGGGACCGGCCGAGGAGGGGGGCTCCTTGCCGTACCAAAGGTTCGGATGCCCTGCTGCCAGTGTCCCCGTCACAGGCTGGAAACACTCCTATCCAAACGGTGACAACACAATGGCCTACTTTCGCCTACCGGGCACGCCGGAAAACGCCCCGCCCCATCCCGGGTGAGGGACAGGGCGGGGCATCAGCAAAGAGAGGCTTGCGTCTTAGGACTCTTGGGTTCCCGGTGAGTCTACCGGGTGGGCGGGTGTCAGAGGCGGCGTTCCGCGGCCAGAACCTTGTTGGTGACTGCGGTGTGCCCCTGGGCGCCGAGCAGGGCGGTGATGGCAGCGACGAAAGCTGACACTTCCGCAGGCGACACATGCGGCACCTTGAACGCCACCAGGAGGGCCCCCACAGCGGTCAGGGCACCGAGGAGCAACGGCACCGGGAACGGGTTCACATGGGGTGCCACAAGCAGCGCCAGGACCGCCGCCGCAGCGGCCTCGATGGCCCCGGTCTGCCCGGCGGTGGGGTGGAACCACCCGGCGGCCATCACGAACGCGAGCACGGCTTGCACCGTCGCAGCGCTCAGAAACGGATATGACTTGAGGAACTTCATGGCGTGACTCCTTCGGGGCCACTGGGGGGAACACGGACGGGAAGGCCCCGCCGTGGAAGACAAGGGGGAACTACTCGACGTCGGTCATGTCGGCAAGGAGCTGCTCCAGGTCGAAGCCTTGGAGGGTGTCGCCGTTGGCGGTGATCCAGTCCTGGGACACCGGGGCGTACGCTTCGGCGACCTGGTGCCAGTTGTAAGCACGGGTGACCTTCTGCACCGCGCCCCAGGTGATCCACTCCAGGATCCCGATGCCGCTGACACGGCGGCGCTGCAAGCAGACCATGTGGCCACCGACCACCGGTGAGGACGGGTCCCACGTCGCCGGCACCCCGGCATTGAAGTCATCCTCGAAGTTCTGGGTGCAGTCGAACGCGATATACACGGTGCCGAACGTGTTCAGCACCTGAGTCATCAGGGCCACGTTCCGCGGGTTGCCGAACGCCGCCCACCCGGCGACCTTGTGGGCGGCCCCATTCACGTCGGGGATGCCGGTCTGGTGCAGGTACTGCAAGACGGTGACGGGGTCGGCGCCGTTGTCGTTGGCGCCGGTGACCGGGTCGTAACCGGACACCGCCGAGTACGCGGTGACCGTGGCGTCATCGGCGAACGACGGTTCGGGGTACCCGGCGTAGACGCGCATCGCGGCGAAGAAATGCTCAGCCGCAGCAATGGTGCAGTCACCAATTTGGTCGTTGAGCGCCATGGGCCAGTCGGCGACCCGGGTTTCCCGGTCGACCTCACCGATAGCGGGGGGCAGAATGCCAGCTACGTGCTCGGCGGGCCGGGCTGCGACCGGGCCTTCCCATGGGCGCAGGTACTCCTCAAGGATCGGCACGTACCGGTCCGGGTCACGCGGGAGGGCGCCTCTCTTGCCAGGTGTGCGGGTGTCATTGGCCACAGCGGGGGTCCTTCCGGTGGAGAATGGGAGACGTGGACGAAAAAACTGAGGCTGATACGGAGACGGGCACGCCCACGGTTTGGGACAACGGGTGGCAGGAAGGCCACGCGCACGGGCTGGCGCGGGGACTGGGGATCTCCTACCGGGAGGCGTGGCTGCGCACCACGGAGATGCTTACAGGCAAGATGCTTAACTTGGACCGCGCCGAGCCCGTCACCGGGAACCAAGTGCAGCGCCATGACGGCAAGTGGGTGCCCGCGATTCCGCTGCCCCTGTTTGGCCTGCGCAAGCAATGTCAGTGCGGGGCCAAGTTCTGGACGATGCCCGGTTACCGGGGCCACTACGCCCTTGTGCACATCCTGGAGACACCATGATCTGGGGCGTGGCGAGGGGGAATCGTAGCCATGACTGACAAGCCGCGTAAATGCCTCGTTCTTCACGTCGAGATCCCGGGCTTCTACGCCGATGACCTGGATGAGTGCGCCGCTCTCTATGCCGAACCGGGGGCGGCAGGCCCCCGTGAGCGGCTGGATGTCGTCACCGAGGAGTGGATGCGCGCTGAGGTCGGCATCACCCTCGTCGGCCTGCCTGGCGAGAAGTGCATGAACGATGACTTTCAGGTACACGCCTATACGGGCCGCATCGTCGGCGCCGAAGCGAGGGAGGTGCCCCAGTGACCGACAGCCGCAGCACGCTTGATGACGAAGTAGACGACGGCTACGGCAGCGATTACGGGTACGACGAACTGGATTGCACCCACTGCGGCGGAGAACCGGACATGCAGGAATGCGGCGACCCGATCCAGTGCTGCAACCCGCGCTGCGATGGCGTTTGGCACCCGTGCGATGCCTGCAACGGGACCGGCCTCCGCAGCCAGCAATGGTGCTTCTGAATCACCGGGCGGTGTGGTAGGACCGCATCGGCTTCCCGGCCTGGTTCAGGCACGGCTCCCCCGGCTCGGTGCCGCACTTGGGGCAAGCCCGGGACTTCCGGGTCCCCCGCCGCCCGTACAGGACCTTCGCCGGGTTCCAGTCCTTGATCCCACGCCACCGGTACGCCTTGAACTCCCCCAGGCCATGCCTCAGGCGTTGCTGCATCCCGTCGGCGCGCTCACCGTACGGCCGCCGCCCCGCCGGCAACTCAGGGCCCCTTGCTGTACCAGTGCAGCCCGGCTTTCACCCTGGACCCCCCCAGGGCGTCCTCCACGGTGGCACCGCCGAGCTCCCGCTGCAGGGTCAGCCACGAACCGGGGTGCATGTTCCGGCCCGCAGCCAGCTCGGTGACGGACTTCGTCCCATCGGTGGTGTGCCGGAACGGGCCCTTGGACGGCCTGAAGCTGGCGATCCACGCGTGGAACGCCGCGATGGTGCCGTGGAAGGCGTCCGCGTCGACACCGTTCCGCAGCCCCCACTGCCACATATTCCACCGGGCCCACGGCGGCGGCGGTTTCGGCGCTGTCGACGCGGGGAACGCCAGCCACAACGGCCAGGAGCCGAGCCCGTCACAGAACCCGGTGTTCGCGAAATCGGTGTAGGTGTACACGCCCATCGGGTTGTCCGGGCGGAGCCGTTTCAGCTCGTCCATGAACTCCCGGGCGCACGCCGCCACCGCCCCGGCGTGCAGGCCGTCGGTTTTCTCGTTGTCCAGCCACAGCATGTCCACACCGAACAGGCCAAGCCGGTCGTACTCCTCCACGAAATACTGCGCCTGCGCCACACCAGACAACGCCGGGTGGAGGAAATGGTAAGCGCCCTGCACCAGGCCCGCGCCGGCGATGGCGCGGCGGTTCCACGCCGAATCCGGGTCCGGGGAGTTGTCATGGGAACCGGGGAGGCCCTCGGTGAGGCGGAACACGCCGAACGCCAGGTCCGGCACATCCCGCTTCGCCTTATCCCAGGAAAACCTGCCCTGGAAGTTCGACACGTCGAGGCCCTGCGCGGACGCCACCCCGGCAACCGGGTAGTAGGTGTTGATCAAACCGGGGTCACCTCCCTTCTCCGCCGCCACCTGGCGCGCAACATGATCAGCAAGGCCCGGCTGGGAAGGAAAGGAAGTTCTGCTCCCGGCAGTGCTACAACGAAGCCCACCGGGGAATCGCGCCCGGTAAGGGAAAGACGTTCGGCGAGCCGATCCCCGTTAGGAGATGAGGCCCTTGACGTACTTCTCGGCCTCGAAGTCGCTGGCGCTGGCGACGTGTGCGCCGCCGTGGCCGCGGTGGTGGAACACGCAGTTGTGTGCCACAACGCCCCCGGCAATAAAAGAGTGGCTATGCGCTACGCTTAGGTCATGGACCCAGCCCGTAAACGCGGCCGTCCGCCGGGGCATCGCTGCGACCCAAGTCATCTGTGGCAGTGCGAGTCCTGCCGCGCCACCTTCCACCGTCCCGCCCACTGGCGCTCCCGCCCGAACACCGGGCGGTACTGCTCCAACGAGTGCCGGCTGACGGCGCTCAACAAACTGCCGAAGTGGAACACCGGCAACCGCAGCCCGTATGTGACCCCGAAGGGATACATCCGCGTGTGGGACGGGGACCGGCTCGTCATGGAGCACGTCCTGGTCATGGAGCAGTGGATCGGCCGCAAGCTCCTGCCCCGCGAGCGCGTCCACCATGTCGACGGGGACCGGGCTAACAATGCCCGCTCGAACCTGCTCCTGTACGCCTCGCAGCGGGACCATATGTGGGCCGAACATCCCGACCTGGCGGTAAACCTCGGCCGCAGGGAGCCACTGTCCACGTCCAAGAAGGCGGTGCTCCGGCGTGAACGACGCCGCGCCAACCGTGACTACCTCGCCGCGGTGCCGCTTGCGGCTTGATGCCGTGACCGAGTGTGGCCGACCGTCACTGCCGATGACACGATCGCCCAGCACGACATACTCAATCGCACGCCATGAACCGTCAGCCATGAGCACGGGCGAGCCCTCGGTGACGCACAGCCACTCAAGGTTGTCCGCTGACTCCACCCACGCGCCGACCTCGTCCGGGTTGGAGATGCCCGGGTAGTCCTTCTCCAGCCACGCCAAGTCCACGCCGTTCTGCAGCGCAAACTCCACGTGCGCGTGGTGCAGTTCCAGGGGCTTGTCAAGGGAGCATTCGGTGAAGTCGCCTCGGTGGGCGCCGACCGCGCACTGGGCGGTGTCGTGGGTGCGCCTGTGGTACTCGTTGAAGTCCCGGTAATGCGGGTCGTCTTTGCGCGCAGGGTGTTCAGGGTAGTGCATCACGTATTTGTGGGCGGCGGTCTGGTCGTGCGCAGCTACAGCCTTATCTTCACTCACACGGTCCTTTCAGGGAACTTTCCCCGGCGGTTTTCTTATTTACCGGGTGTGCCAGGCACGGGCCCAGATGGCGGTGCGCCAGAGGACAACAAGCGCGCCGGCGACGAGGCCGCCGATGTTCACCCACCGGTACCACGGATCGGAGGGGCTGCCGATGCCGAAAATGGCAGACAGGAACCGGGGCATGATCACCCCGGCGAACGCGATTTCAACGAACACGAACGTGAGGCCAAGGTCGGTGCGCCACCATTTCCCGAACCCGGCCAGCCCAAGCGCCGTGTAAACGGCGATGAACACGACGGGGGCGACCGTGGCAACGACGATGGCCACATTCTCCAAGGCGGCGACCACGCCGGGGTTGTTCGCCCAGATGATCCCGGTGACCGCCCAGACGGCGAGCAGGACGGCGGCGGTGACCCACCCGGCCAGCGCTGGCCTCATTCATTGCCCCTGATCATCCGCCACACAAGCGCCCCCAAGTGGTTTTCTTCTTCCAGCCGCCCCAGCCGGCGGATCACCGCTTCTTGTTCCTGGTCGCGGAGGCGTTCCTGCTCCAGCCGGGCCTGGCGTGCCACCGCCCATGACGTGTAAGCGTTAGCGACCTCGGCGTGGGTGTCGTCCGGTGACCGGGCCCCGCGCAGGTGGTTACGCATGACCGTGATCGCGTGCCTGAGCGAACGCATTCACGATCATCTCCGTGGCGCGCACGGCCGCGTCGGCGCGTTCCACGGCGGCGCCGAGGGCTTTGCGGGTTTCGTCATGGGCCTGCTTCTCCTTGTCGAGAGCTGTCACGGCCCGGCCGAACTCGGCGTCAGTGTGCAGTCTTCCGGCGAGGATCAGGGTAAGGAAGATTGCCATGACAGCGACTGCGCCGACCCCCCCGGTCAGCAGGGAGGTCAGGCTTTCAGCGGCCACCTCATCTCAACATGCGGGTTACGTGAGCGGGGCCGGCAGGTGTCACACGCCTCCTTCAACTGCGGGGACGGCCTAGTTGCTCAGCCAGATCGCCTCGAAGTGGCTGCCGAAGAAGCCGCCGACGACGGTGCCGACGTTGCTGTTGAACGTGCCCGCGGCGCCGAACGCCCCGATTTGCGGGGTGATGGTCTCCCCCGCCGACAGGTAGACGATGCCGAATCCGCCGGCGCCGCCGCCGATCGTGGACGACGACGACCCTTTCAACTGCTGGTACACATCCGGTGACTGGCTTGGTGTGGCGCCGCCGGAGGTGACGGTTTCCAGGCCGGCGACGACGACGACACTGGCGGAGGCCAGCGGCGCGGCGAACATCTCGGTGGTGCACAAATACCACCCGGGGACCTGGGCGGTGTAAGTGTTGCTCGGGTCGTCCCACCCCGAATAGTTGTCGCCATTGTCCGAAGGGTGGACCAGCGGCACCTGGGACAAGGCGGTCAAGGCGGAGAAAGACCCGTACGGCAGCCCGGTGGTCCCCGTGATGTGCTGGGCCACCACCACATACGGCGGCCCGGCCAGGAAGCTCAGGTCGTTGCCCAAATGCTGCTGCATGAGGGCGGACAGGTTCCCGCCGAGGTTCTCCCCCTTGACTCCGGCCTGCCACCGGAACGTGGCATCCGGCGGTGCCCACAACGCCGGCGGGGCACCGATCTCCCCCAGCCACGCGAGGAGGAACCGGGTCTGGTCGGTGGTGGCGGTGTTCAGCGACCCGCCGGAGGTCTGGTACCCGCACAACTGGACGGTGTCCCCCGCGTGCAACGCGAACACCTGCGTCTTGCCGCAGTTCGTCGTCCCCGTCGTGGCACCCGTGGACGGCGGGCCCCAGTAGGTGGTGCCGTTGACCACCGCGCCGGCCATCCGCTGCCCGGTCGAGTTAGCTGACATGGCGACGAGGCCGTGGAACAGCCACAGGCCGTCCCTTGGGATGGTGTACGTCCCGGCGGACCACCCGGTGTAGTTATCCACCGTCGCCGTCGAGCCGCTGAACGCCAGGGCGGTGCCGCCGGAGGCACCGTTGCCCATCGACTGCGCCGACGTGGAGGAGATGCGGAACACCGGCTTGTTCGACAGGAAGCCCAGCACGTCGGTGATACCGGTGTTGCCGTTGATGTTCACGTCCGCGCCGGGCCCGGTGCCGAGGGTGGTGGTGACACTGTAGTTGGCGAACGGGGCGGGAAGGGGAGGGGTGCCGTACCCGCTGCCGCTGGGGTTGTTCCAGGTGAGGGTGACCTGCCCGTCGGAACCGCCGCCGCCGTTACCGGAGGGGCCGAGGCCGGCGCCGCCGCCGCCGCCGGGGCCGGTGACCGGCGCCGCCCCCGGTGTGGCGGCGCTGGTGAAGTACGCGGCGGCGAACGTGCCTTTGGTGACGTTGTCGGAGAACAGCCCGTTGAAGTGCATGTTGCCGGTGCCGGTGCGGATCTGGTACCCGCCGAGGCACCCGGCGTGGACACCTTCGCCGCTGGTCTCGTACTGGGATGCGATCTTCGTCCACGTGCCGTTGTCGCTGGCGGGGTTGTGCACGACGAACGAGTCGGCGGACTGGGCACCGGTCCACCCCACCCAGATCTCCGGGGCGTCGTTGGTGGGGGTGGTGCCGCCGGGGTTGGACGTGTAGTCGTTCGTCGGCGCCGCGGGCCCCTGCGTGTGGGTGGCGGACACGTCGATGACCGGGGAGGGGCCGAGGCCGGCGACCTCGAGGAACGACGCGACGATGACGGTGAGGCCCCCGCCGGGGTCGGTGGTGATCGTCGCCGACGTTTCCCCGCCGGGCACGTTGAAAGCGTTGTACAGGCCGTTTTGCAACGTGACCGTCGCCGTCACATCCGCCCGCACCCCGGCGTCCGCGACGGGGGTGCCGTCGTTCAGCTTGACCGTGGGTGTCATCTTCGGGTTCTGCGACTGGTGGTACACCAGGCCGATCACCGTCGAACCGGTTTGCAGCGCGGACTTGAACTTGACCGTCAGCGACCCGAAGCCGGAGTTGCCCCCGATAGCCTGCTGGATGACGCTGATCGTCTCCTGGCCGCCGTTGCCGCCGGGGCCGCCGTTCGCCTGCGCCGGCGCACCCGCAGCGGTGGTGGCCGAGTTGCCGGCGGCGGCGTTCCCCGCTGAGGACCCGCCGCCGCCGCCGTGTTTCCCCGTCACCCCGGCCGCGCCGGCGCCGCCGTTGTGATGCGTCCCGCCGGCCGCGCCGGTGCCGCCCGCGCCGCCCGAACCGTTGATGCCGGTGGTGGCGCCCAGTCCCCCGGATCCGCCGTTGGCGGTGACGTTCGCCACATCGCCGGCGAACACCGAGTTCCCGCCGGCGTTCCCGCCGCCGCCCGGCGACGCCCCGCCCGCCCCACCGGCACCGACGTTGACGGTGTAGGAGTTCCCCGGGGTCACCGCCAGCGGCGTCCCGGTGGCGAACTCCCCGCCGCCGCCGCCGCCGCCGCCGAGCTCCACCCCGCCGCTCGTGGCGTTCCCAGCCCCGCCGCCGCCGCCGCCCGCCCAGCTCTGCACGGTGACCCCGGTGACCCCAGGCGGGGCGGTCCACGGGTACGACCCGCCGATGTCAAACACCGCCAACCCGCTGGAGGTGGACGACACCGCCGCCCACACGGCGGTGAACCGGCACGCCTCCCCGCTGGGGTCGGCGGTGTTGACGGCCAGGTGGGCGTTCGCGGACCCGGAATCGGCGATCGTCACCGCCGGCGTCCACGTCGCCGAATCCGCCGACACCAAGTCGAGGAAAAACGCTGTCGAGTCCGCCGACGCCGACGGCGCCTGCCGGGTCCCCGACACCGCAGACTGGGCGGTGGACAGCATGTCCGCCGAGATGCTGGTCTGGGTGGCGCCTTTTTGCACGGCAGCGAAATGGGACAGCAGCACCCACCCGCCGGGGTGCACCCCGTCGCCGGCGGACCCGGTGATGGCCGCTTTGTAGGCGTAGTACCCGGTGACCGGCTGGTCCTGCGACATGCCGTAATACCCGGCGGTGTCGTAGATCACCTGCGACGCGGTCACGCTGCCCGAGGTGGCCAGCGACGACTGGGACCCGGAGGTGTTTGTGTGCAGGGTGGTCGCCGAGGAGAAGTTCTCGAACAGCACCGGCGGCTGCGCCAGGAACGCGATCCCCGTCGGGTTTGAACCGGTGCCGTCGGAGGTGTACAGGGCAAGGTCGAGGGATTTGGCGGTGACCGGGTTCTGCGCGGTCCAGGGGGTGACCGGTGTGGGCAACCTACGCCCCCTTACCCGAGCGCACCGTTGCCGATCACGTCGAAGCTGGAGCTGTCCAGTTGCAGGACGCTCGCCTCCAGGGCATACGGCGACAACTGAGCGGACCATCTCCACCCCGACGGCCCGATGTTGTGGGCTATCTTCTGCACCAGGCAGTTCTGGGTGATCGTCGCGCCGCCGACGGGGGTGCGGGTGACGGTGGCGACCATCCCCTGCCGCATGGACAGGATCACGGGGAACGACGCGGCCGCGTTGGGCAGCGCGTCGACGGTGATCCCGGCGACCCGCAGCGACGGCTGGGAGTATTTGGCGGTCTGCCAGTCGGCGAGGCTGATGGCGTCCTGCTGCGACATGGTGGTGATCGTCTGCTGCAACGCCGACCGGGCGAAATACGCTTCCACCGACGTGAAGTTGGTGTCGGTGGAGGTGAGGAGGTTGTTCGGCCCGTATTGCAGGGTGGCCTGCGACTGGGTGTACAACTGGGTGTTGTCAAACCCCCACGTTTGCCCCTGCAAATAAGGCACCTGGCCGGCGGTGGGGTCGGGGTTGTCGCCGAACACCGCTGCCGGGGACTGGTTGAACAGCTCCTGCTGGTGGAAGAACACCACCGCACCCGACGGCATCGCGGCCACCATCGAGTTCTCGTTGACGGCGAGCTGGTTGACCGCAGCAGACGCCGTGGCACCGGACAGGGAATAGGCGGGGCCTGCGGTGACGGGGGCGGCGGCGCCGTTGAACGTCACCCTCCCCCCCCGTGGGAGGGGCAGGCCGGCCCAGGCGAGGATCTGCCCCATCCGGGTGACCGCGTCGACGTTCTGCTGCCCGAACCCGCCGGTCGCATACCACGACACCGCCCGCTGCGAGGTGACCGGGTTCGGGTAGATGGCCAGGCCGAACGCGGTGAAGTTCCCCGCGGACAAGGCGCTGTTACCGTAGGCGAAGTTCGGGCACCCCAGGGTCACCGCGTACCACGCCGTGGTCTGCGCGGCCGTGAGGGACATGGTGGCCTGCTGGGCGCCGTTGACGTACACGGTCAGCGAGGCGGCGGTGAGGATGAGGGTGATCTGCTGCGCGCTCGATGAACCGTTGAACGGGGCCGACACCGTGGACCCGTCGGCGAGGGTGACCTGGAGGGTGTTCCCGCCGGTGAAGTTCAAAAGCTGCACCGACAGCGACGGCCCCGTCCGGTACGTGCTGGGTGGCCCGTACGCGGTGAACACCGTCGGCTGCACCGCAGTAGACACGGCCTGGGTGTTGACGATCACCCAGAAGGCGACGGTGACGCCGTTGCCGGTGACCGGGGAAGGCATGCCCTGGTCGTAGTACACCACCCCGGGCCCGGACGCCGGGGCGGACGGTGCGGCGTTGATGTCGGTGGTGCCGAACCCCGTGGCGGACGAGCCGAGGACGTTGGTGGTCTGCCCCGTCCCGGCGATGACACCACCGGTCCCGTCGACGTACATGCCGTTGCGGGCGTTGACCCGCGAGTAGTTCTGCGCCAGGAGGCCCTGCGAGTCGGACTGGTGGTAGTACCCGAGGGCGGAAACACCGGAGCCGCCGCTGAAACTGTTCAGCCCGTTGCTGAACGACAGGTACTGCTCGGAGCAGGGGAGCAGCACAGCCGGCTGGTCGATGAGCAGATCCGAGTCCAGGGCGGACAGCATGTTCGCCGACGCCATGATCGAGATGGCGTCGGTGGCGACCATGGAGGACATGCCCCACTGGGGAAGGTCTGGCCATTCCTGCGGCCACCGTTCCACGTACCCGAACCCGACCGCGTACCAGACGCCGTTCCAGAACGCCGACACCCGGATAGGCGTCTCCAGCACCACCGAAGGCCAGAATGGTGACAGCTCGTTGCCGGGGGTGAACGCGCCGTCCTGGTTGTTGAGGGCGATGGTCATCGTCCCCGCCTCAGCCTGCGACAGCTCGTACTGCCTGCCCGCCTGGGCGGTGATGAACGCCTGCCCCTCCGGGGACATGGCCCTGGCAGTGATGTCCGTCCACTGCAGGCCGGGGCCCTGGTCGGACAGGGGTGCCTGCGAGGGGTCGCCGGGGTCGAAACCGAACCCCGCCTCCACCTTCAGCACGGGGAAGGCCGGGTTTTTCTGCACCGGCGGGTACACGGTGGACGTGACGGCGAACGTGATCGCCGACAGGGGCATCGGCCCGATGGTGGTGTAGGTGGTGCCGACGTTCATCCCCGGGGACGCGGACAGCAGGAACGGGAACACCGACACCGGGTTCACCGCCGGCGCCGCAGGCGGGACGAACCCCACCATCCCGGTCGGTGACGTGCCGCCGCCGCCGCCGGTGCCGCCAGCGGCGGTCGCCGACGTCAACGGCGTCCACCCAGCCGGTGCCGTCGGGCCGAGCAGGGACCCGGTGGTGCACACGCTGAACGCGAAGTCCGCGTCGGTCGCCACCCCCGGGTTCAACGTCAGCGAATTAGCCGACTGCGCGGAAGCGGTGTCCACCACGTCCAGGTTGTACAACGACGGCATCCCCGACAACTCGAGCACCACGTACGCCAGCGACGACGCGAACGTGGTCAGCGCCACCGACAGCCACTCAATGTGCCTGGCGTTCGGGCAGATCCACGCCGACGACCGGGACCCGGTCACCCCCGACGAGGTCGTGGCGACGTGATACCAAAAATTGCCGGCGCTGTCGCACACGTTGACTGCGGGCATCGGCGCCGCCGTGACGGTCGCGGACAGGTCCCACCCGGCAAGAACAACCAAGGTGTTGCCGGCGGTGGTGGACATTTCCACCGATGAGGCACCGTAGTCGAACGTGGACGTCCCGTTGACCTGCTGCACGACGATGGAGGCGTCGCCGCCGGAGGGGGTGAGGGTGAGGATGGTGACGATCTGCGCCGCCGGCTTGGCCGCCGCGGTGCCGGTGGCGGACAGGGACATGGTCCCGGTGATTGTGGCGGCACCGAACTTGGTGGTGCCGCCGGTAATAGAACCGTTGGCGGTGAGGTGCACCGTGGCGGTGATCGCAGCGGACGCGCCGGCACCGGGTTGCAGGGCGTCGAAGAAGCTCTGCACCCCCGAGCCGCTGGCGTTGCTGTAGCTGGGGATGGCGCAGGCGTTGGGGCCGGGGCCGGGGATCTTGAAGTCGGTGCCGTTGATGATCTGGTCCTGGCACCCGGAGGAGTTCCCCATCCAGAAGATCAGGTCGCAGTTGGACTTGCCGGCGGTGACGCGGCCTTTGAACAGGCTGATCAGGTACTGGATGTAATTGTTCCAGGTGGCCAGGGTGATCTGGGTGCCCGCGCCGGCGTTCCACTCCCCCATCCCCAGCGGCACCGGTGTGGGGGAATGGTTGTCGGCGAGGTACTGGATGGAATGCGCGTCGCCGGACTGCGCCTGGTCGAACCGGACACCGGACCCGTACGCGGACCCGTAGTAGTCGCACATGATCCAGTCGGTGACCGAATCACCCGGGTACAACGCGTAAGCGGTGCCGGTGCCGCCGGTGCCCAGGATCGGGATGTACCCGAGGGAGGAGGGGGCGATCCCGGCGGTGACCGCCTGCGCAGACGTGCCCCGCACCGTCGGCGCGTAATACGCCACGTAGGAGGCATACTCGGCGGGGGTGAACCCGGAGCTTGTGTTGTTCGGCTCATGCCACAAGGAGACGTCGAAGTTCGCGCCGGCGTTCTGCCACATTTTGATGGCGTTCGCCAGGTTCGTCGCCTCAGCGGCCGACTTGGTGTGCGAGTTCCCGCCGGGTTTGAAGTCAACGACGATCTTCAGCCCGGCGGCGATCCACCCCAGGTCGGTGGCGGACAGCGACGACGGCCACGACCCCGGCTGGTAGTACGCGCGGACGGCGGAGGAGGCCATGGGCCGGCCAACCCACCCGTCGAACTCGCTGATCGCCTGGTTCATGGTCGGCGTGCCGGGGAAAAACGACCCCGGAGACCCGATCGACGCCCCCACCAAGGCGGTCTGGGCGCGCAGGGTGAGCACTGACAGGCCCCACCCGGCGGAGGTGATCGTCCCCGACGCCGTCACCGTTTTAGACGACGGCCACGGTGTGACGGTGGTGACGACAGCGGCGGCCTGCCCGTACTCGGTGGACCCGTTGTGCTGGGTGTCGCTGACCGCCGGCGACGCGAACGACCCGCCCCAGGTGACCGAACCGCCGCCGTTGCCGTTGACCAGGCCGGCGAGGGACAGCTCGCTTTTCCACACCAGGGCCCCGGACGTCACCGACGGCGCCGCCGACGTCCCGGACGCGGTTTTCGCGGACTGGTAGTCCGCCGCCGCCGACACCCCCGCACCGGAGCACCCGAACGCGGACAACGTCCGCGACGCGCTCGAGGTGACCGGGGTGACGGTGATCGTGTCCGTGGACGCGGTGAGCTTCTTCGCGTTGTACGCGACCCACCACTGCCCGTGCAAGCTGGTGGTGGTCACCACCGCCTGCGCGGCGTACGTGTTGCCCTGCGAGTCGGTGACCGACGTGATCGCCCCGGTGTTGGTGGTCACCCAGCAGGCGATCGCATCGCCTTGCACGGTGGTGTGGGTGACGGTGAACGACGTGGACGCCCCGCTGGCGGCGTTCCCCCCGACTGCCAGGTACGGTGTTCCGAGGCTCACCGGGGCACCTCAGGCGACCAGGAGGGCCTGCACCGCCCCAGAGCCGAAAGACAGCGTGTCCCCGTTGTTCGTCGTGATCGCCGACGACAACGCGCCCCACAGCCACCGCAACGGTGTCCCCGCCGAGTCCCAGATCTCAATCCCGGCGGTGGTGGCGGCGGGCATCCCCGCCTGCGACAGGGCCGTGTTCGTTTGCACCGTCCCCGACCCGGAGGAATACGCGGGAGCGGAAAACGCCCCCGACGTGCCCGTGGCGTAGGTGATCCCGGTGTTAGTGATGTACGACCCGCCGGTGAGCTGGGTGCCGTTCACTGTCGAGGACCCGTTGGCGGTCATCAGCCGGATGTGCCCCAGGCTCGACGCGCCCGAGTTGAACCCGGACGCGAGAACAGCGGTGCCGGCGCCGGGCGCGGAGTACCCGGTGACGACGCCGAGGAAGTCGGTGACCCGGTTGGCGTCCATCCCCGACGCCCCGCCCATGATGGGCGCCCCCGCCCGCAGCCACGCGGTCAGCTCCCCCTCCAGGGCACCCATGCGGCCCTCAAGCCAGGTGACCAACTGCTCCCCGTGCGCCCGCGACGCCCGCAGCACCGTCCCGCAGATGCCGGTGTCATCGAAACAGCCGGCGTGGTCGCAGCAGTCCATGTGCCGGTATGTGACGGAACCGTCGTCGCCGGCGTGAACATGCCGCGGGTGCCGGTCAAACGTGCCGCACAAATCACACCGCTGGTCCACCCGGTGGCCGGGCTCGCGGACGCCGAAAGGAAGGTCAGGCAACAAGGGCTCCTTAACCGATCCCCGCCCACAGGCACTGCTGCAGCGCCACGTTAGACGACGGGGTGATCGAAGACGGCAAAGTCGGGGCGGTGCCGTTGGTGGCGAACCGGTACTGGGCCGCGGACAGGCCCATGTTGTTCACCGCAGAGTTGAAGTTCTGCCCGCGGGCGATGGCCAGCGTCGCCCCGGTCGTGTTGAACACCGACCCGACCCAGTACAACCCGGGGGTCACCGCCGCAGACGCGACCATCGTGGACGTTTTCGCCCCGACGACGGACACCACCGAATCCGCCGACGCCGACCCCAGCAGGCTCCCGGCGGAGTTGTACAACCCGAGCCAGTTCTGCCCCGTGACCGCCGTCCCCAGGGTGGACACCATCCAGTAGATCTTCGACACACTGGTTGACTGGTTCACCTGCACGCCGACAAGGTTCACCTGCCCGTTGGTCACCGTGGCGCCGCCGACGCACTGGGCGGGGTCGAACGCCCACGCCACTAGGCCGATGTTCCGCGGCTGGTAAACCCCCAGGGCGTTCGCTCCCACGTCCAGCGACGTGGACGCATCCGTCGCCAGCAGGCCCGCCGCCGCCCTTGACAGGGTGGCGTCAGCGGTGCCGGACCCGGAACCCCACGAGTGCTTCCCCGCCCCGGTCACGGTGAACCGTTGCTGCGTGTCGCCGGTGACGTTCGCCTCAAACGCTGTTGTGGTCCCAGCCGACACCGTCACGCCCACCGGGATGGCCAGCCCCGGGTTGGGGTACGACCCGGACAACGACCCCCCGGCGGGCCCCGACGGGGTGGTGCCCACCGACGTGGCGGACGCGGCCCACGTCCACCAGTTGTTCGTCGTCGTCCCGTCGAACACGACACTGGTGAAGGCGTTGGAGGCGTTCAGCGAGATCGACGTGCCGCCGTTGACCAACTGCCCCGCGGACGTGTTGACGGTGACCGTGTTCGACGTGCCGGTGTTGACGATCGTGTACCGCTGCCCGGGGGAGAACCCGTTCTGCGTCGCGTCCGGCAGGGTGACCGTGAAACCGCCGCCGCCCGCGTTCGCCAGGATCACCGCGTCGGTGGGCAGCGGCGTGTACGCGGACGTGACCGTGGTAACCTGCTCGGTCGCCCACCCGTTGCTGACGAGAGTGCCGGTGACTTCCACGTTCGCGTCCAGCACGGCATACTGCGGCACGTCCACCACATCCGTAACCAGTGAAGGGAGCAGGGGGAAAACCGCATACGAAAGCCCTGTGAACGTCGCCCGCCGGGTGTCCCCCGCCGCCGGGGGGTTCGCCGTGTCGACGGTGAGGACCCCGGACAGCACCGACGCCGGCGGCCCCGGGACAGGGTTGACCAACGGCACCCTTGCCTCCCCGGGGTTGTATGATCTGGTTGCCCCGCACGGCAAGGAAGGCTCAGGTCATGCGCAAGGCGCTCGCCTTGGCGGCACTGCTGGCGCTCACCGCATGCGGCGGCAGCGGGCAGGTGACCGTCCACGGAACTGAGGACGTGACAGTGAACCCCGCCGGCGGCGTGCCCGTGCAGCAGGCGTTCCCCGACGTCACCAACGGTTCCCAGGTCACCGTCGTGGACCCGTCGGGGAAGGTTATCGGCACCGGGACACTGTCCTACACCAAAGCCGACACCACCGCCGGCGCGAGCTTGCAATGGGCGATGGTCTACGGTTTCACCGTCACCGTACCCACCGGGGAGGCCCGGTACGGCATCCAGGTCGGCCACGGCCGGGGCACCGTGTGGTTCACCCCGCAGCAGATGGCCAAAGGCCCCGTGCTGTCACTGGCCGGTTAGGCCGGCGGCGCCATCGTCCCCGCCTGCGCGTTGCCATTGCGGATGTTGTATTTCAGCACCGCTGGTTGCATGGCGGTCATGACGGTTTCCCCGTCGACCTGCACGGGGACGTGAATGTTCGCGTGCAAGGTGATCGCCTGCCCGCCGCCGGCGACGGCCAGCGGCGTCGCCGGGCCCCCGGGGTTGGCGAGGAACCGGGTCGTGTCCGGGTTAGACAGCACCCGTTCCCCGCCGGCGAACATCACCAGCTCCGGGCCATGCTCACCAACCAGTGCCATCCCGGCTTGCGCGCGGGGAGTCCCCGCAGCATGCCCGCGGGACTGCAGGAACGTTGTCCCGCCCGCCTGCCCTAGCTGCTGGAAAACCGTAGTGATGACGACGCTTTTGGAATGCAGCCCGGCGATCTCGTTGACGAGGTTGCTCACGGAACCGGCGGCACCGGCGGCATTGGCGCCCGTGCGGCTTTCGCTGGCCGCCAGGGAATCCAGGTGACCGGAGGCGATCAGGGCCTTCACCCCGGCCTGGGAGATGTTGATCCCCATCCCGTTCAGCATCGCGGTGATCGTGGGGATGTTCTCATGCAGCCGGAGCATGCTGGTGATGACCGTGTCGAGGCGGGCGTGCATCGTGGCCGCGCTGGTGTTCGGGTTGGCCATGGCGTTGGCCAGGTTGGTGAGCGCGGTCCCGAGCCCGGACGCCTGAATCGCCGCCTTAGCGAACATGGCGTTCAGGTCGGTGTTCACCGTCGCGGACAAGTTCTGCGCGATCTTCGCCATCTGCCCCATGGCGGTCGTGGCGTTCTCCATGCCCCTGGCAAACTGGTCCCGGGCCGTTTTCCCGGTGACCCCAGCCCAGTGCTCCAGCGTTTTCAGGTTGCTTGTGGTGGGGCCGCCGGCCTGGTGGGCGAGCTGGGACAGTGCCTCCACCGCCGCGTGGTTCCCCCGGGTGAACGGGGCCATCTGCCCGACGAGGCCCTGGATGGTGGTCCTGAACTGCCCGGCGGTCACCACCTGCTCAGCCATCCCGGTGCGGAGCGTGTCAATGGCCGTTTGCCCCTGGGCGATCGCCTGGGTGAAGTTGGTGAACGACGTCATCGCCCGCTGGGAGTACCCGGCGAGCGTGTACGTGCTGCCGCCGAGCTGCCCGATGGCGGTTTCCGTCGCCGCCATCGTGGACAGCCCGTTGTTTACCGACTGCACCCACTGGTCCCACGCCTGGTTCAACTGCTGGATCTTCGTCGCCGCCAACTGGGTTTGGATGCCCATCGCCTGCACGTCGGCACCGACCATCCCGACAGGGGCGCCCATGGCACCGATGCCGGTCTCAAAGTTCTTGATCTGCTGCACGGCGATCTTGAACGCCTCGGACCCTTTGGCCATGGACTGCTGCAAGTTCACCCCGGCCGCGTTCGCCAAGTAGGTGGCGGCGGTGGCGGAAATGTGGAACTGCTGCCCCAAGTTCTCCGCGTTGCGGCTGACAGTGACCAGGGTGTTCGCCAGGAACGACTGCTGCTGCGTCAGGTCCTGCACGTCCTGCGCCTGCCGGGCCATGATCCCCGACCCGCCTTGCACGTACCGCGACAGCACCCCCTGCGTCTGGGTCACATGGGTAGCGGACTGGGACAGTTTGCCCTGCGCCGTGGCGAGCCGGTCCGCGTTCTGCGACATGGTTTGCAACGCGGTGTTATACACGTTCAGGTCGGAGGCGCCCTGCACCGCTTTGTCGGTGGCCGCGACCCAGTTGTCCGTGGCGTCTTTCACATGCTCGAGCATGATGATCAGCCCGACCCCGGCGGCGACCGCCGCGGCGATCCCGGAAACCAGCAGCGGCGACATGGTCGCCGCCCCGACCGCCACCTCCGTGCCGAACGTTTCCATCGCCGCGCCAGCGGCACCAGCCACCGGGATCAGCTCACCGAGCATGCCGATCATGCGACCGGCCCACGCGATGGCCATCCCACCGGTGCTGACCAAAGTAAGCAGGGCGGCGCCGAACCGGACGATGAACCCGCCGCCGCCGGCGATGGAGTTCATCATGCCCAACTGCCCGGTCAGCCGGACCAGGATCCCCAGGGCCAGGCCGCCCCACCGGAAAAACTCCTCCATCGCCATGGCAAAGGTGAAGAAGACCCCGCCGCGGGACGCCACCTCAATCAAGGAGGACAGGTAGGTGACGATAGTGAGCAAAACCGCCGCCAGGCCAGGCATGGCGGCAGCGAAATTGAGCACGGCATGACCCAAGTTCCCCAGAACCTGCCCGAACTGCTGCAGGTCGGTGACCATCCTGGACAGCAGGTCGTGCAACTGGGTGCCCATGGAACCCTGCAAATCCACGGTGACCCGGGCGGCGAACTCGTCCAGCATGTGAACCACTTGCAAGCCGGCCCCGGCGAAGTCCGCGAACCGGGTCCTTGCGTCGTTGATCACAGACCCGAGGATCGTGTACACCCCAGGGTTCGCCTGGTTCTGCGCCGTTTGCAGCGCATGGCCCAGGCCGAGAACGTCACCGGCGGTTTTCCCCATGACCGGCCCGACGGCCTCCATGGTGTCGTACAAGGCGCGCATGTGGGAACCGACGTTCTGCGCCCCCTGCGACGCGACCATCAGCCCCGCGCCCAAAGCGATAGCCGCAGGGACCGCCACAGCGAGGAACTCCGCAGACCCGGCGATAATCCAGTGGATCGCGTTGCGGGTCAGGCCCATCCCAAAACCGAACGCCCGGAACCCGACAGCCGCCGCCGCCGCCCCGTTGCCCGCGTCCCCGCTGGCTTTCCCCAGCGCGACAATATCCGGGGTGGCCGCAGAAGCGGCAGCACCCGCCGCCGCAGCCTCCTGGGCCATCGCCTCGAACCCGGCCGCCCCCGCTGACCCGGTGGTTTCCAGGTTGATGTCCAGGGTCGTCCCATGCAGGGAGTCGATGGTTTCCTGCAGCACCTTCGCCGCCGCAGCGGCCTCCAGCATCGAGTCCCTTGCGTCCCGGATTGCGGCGATAAATGGCGAAATGTCTGCTTCGAAGGCTTCTGAAACGGTCGGCAGTTCAGGCACGGAGAGTAATCCCTCCAATACGCTGAGCTACCTGCACACGGTTCCTATTCGCCCCATACCAGCGCCATGAACGTGGCGATCTTCTTCTCCTCGATTTCGCCTTCAGCCTCGACCAAGCCCCTGGCCCAGTAATCGCGGTCCGGGATCCGGACTTCCTTGGCAAAGTTCAAGTACAGCCCGTCGCCCTCACGTTCGGACTTCCAGAAGGACGTCGCCTTCGTCGGGTAGTCCGTCTTCCACATGAGGAACTTGCGGGTCTTCACCCGGATGATCGCCCCGAACTGCTGGACAGCAGCGTAAATGGCCGTGTTGCCGGCGATGGCACGCCCAGTCCCCCCGCCGCCGCCGCCGGGGATGACAACAAACGAGTCCGCCAAGTGCCCGGACACGTACGACGGCGGCCCGGTCTCCGGCGCCGGGGTTTTGGACCACCGGTCATGCGCGGTCTGCCGCAACGTCACCTCGGACACGTGGTCGGTGAACGCCTCCGCCATCGCAATCGCCACCGGCTCGGCCGCAGCCTCCGCACGTTCCGCGATGACCTCCAGGTACGCGGCTGCTTCAGCGAACCCGACCACAGGTCACCCCCCGGCTTCCTGCGCTTCCAGCCGGGCCACCTCGGCCCAAGCCTCCTCGATGACAGGGATCCACCGGTCCTCGTCTTCCCACAGTTCGTCCACTTCCGAGGGGGTCCAGCCGTAGAGCTTCGCGTACCACCGGTATTTGAGCATCCGGGCAGGCATCCCCTCAGGGAGCGCCCCTTGCTTCCCCTTGGACCGGAAAACCGTTACGAGCTGGCGGACAACTCGGGCGTGCTCCCCGGGTTTGGGCGGCTCCGGCCAATGACCTTCAGCACCAGCGGCTGCACCTGCTCATGCAACGCGCTGTAATCCTCCGCGTCCAGCTCATCCCCGATCACCGACGTCCGGTCCATCCCGTTCGGCCCCGGTGTCTTCGGGATCGGGATCCCCCGCTCAGACAGGGACCAGTCGGTGATCGTCTCCTTCAGGAAAGCATCGGTCTGCCGGATGCCCACGTCGCCAGGGATCAGCGTTTTCCCGTCCTGAACCTCGATGAGGACGGCACCGGTCACACGGCCGGCGAGACTGCCGCGGAAGCGATCAGCGATCTCTACCCACTCGCCACTTGGCAGGTCAATTCTCACAGCACAAGACTCCAGTTTTGTCAGTGATGCTCGGTAAGATGATCAGGAAGCAAAGAGCCCTGGCAGAGGGCGAACTCCGCCAGGGCGACGCCGAACCTGACCACCTTCAAGCGAAACAGGTCCAGCTATGAACGATGCTACGTGGGCAGGACCCCGTTGCGCAGTCTGCGGGGGGCCGGTTCGCACGGATAACACCATGGGGCTCTGCCGCAAGACGGCGGCATGCCGCCGCGCCCGCTTGGAAAGCTGGCAGAACGCAACCGGCAGGCGTGCCCCCAAAGCCAAGCGCGGGTGCAAGGTTCCCGGCTGCCTCAAGTCGCACTACGGGCACGGGTACTGCATGATGCACTGGGCGCGGGTCAGGAAAACCGGCGAACCTGGCCCGGCAGAGCCGATGCGCCCGGTGCCCACTGTCACTGCTGGGGACACGTTCGGGCGGTGGACAGCCCTGGAGGACTACCACCCCGGCATGCGCCGCCGCATCCGGTGCCGCTGCCTGTGCGGCACCGAGAAGGCCGTGATCGCTGAATCCCTATGGCGTGGTGCCACCAAGTCCTGCGGTTGCGGCCGGCGCAAGGATGGGTTGCCATCGCCGCCGCGGAAGCAGCGACGAGACGGTGCCCCTTACTTGGCCGCAGGCACCATACATGGGTACTTGACGGTGCTGGAGGATGTGATGTTCTCCGCGGATCAGGTGCGTTGCCAGTGCGCGTGCGGGGTGATCACCAAGAAGCTAGCCCGGTTGGTGAAGAACCGCCGCACGCGATCCTGTGGCTGCCTGCAGGCCACCGTCCGCACCACGCATGGGCTCAGCGGCCACCCCTTGTACGGCATCTGGCACGGGATCATCCAGCGCACCACCAAGCCCGGGGCAAGGTCATACCCCGATTATGGTGGCCGGGGCATCACGATCTGCGACCGGTGGCGGGATGTGGCCGTGTTCATCGAGGACATTGAGCGTGACATCGGAAAACGCCCTGCCGGGCACTCCCTGGACCGTATTGACGTGCAGCACGGAAACTACGAGCCTGGTGCCGTCAGGTGGGCGCCACCCGAGGTGCAGACCCGCAACCGGAGAACCGTCAAGGATCTGGAGCGTGAGATCGCGGAACTGCGTGCCCAGAATGCGGCGCTCAAGGCACAGTTGTCTCAGTAGGTCGCACGATCGTTCGTAATCGAGACGGTCCCGGGGCCGATGCCTCCCGATCCGCCTGCATCCGTGGAGTTAGCGACCGCTTCCATGCTGTTGGAATAACCGACCAGGACCGCGGTGCGCTCCGGCTTCGATTTCACCGCCTGGGCGGTGGTGCTGGTGATCGTGATGGCCAGGTGGTTCGCGCCGGACAAGCCGTTGTCCAGGGCGATGACAACGGCCAGATACCCGGAAACGAGCATCTCGTTGAGAGCTGTCTCGTTTTCAGCCACCGACCAGTCAAACTGGTAAGTCATGGTCAAACCACCACGAGCTATGACAAAAGGTGTCTGCGTGTTGGTCGCAGTCCAGTACGGCTGCAATTTGCGTTTGATCGAACACGACCAGTTACCAATGTCGTTGATCGGGGTACCGCCGATCGTGACGGTGCTCCGCCAGTTCGCCTGCGGCAGCACCCACGAGGTAGCCGCAGTGGGGGTTGTCCCGGCCGCCGAAGACTGCCAGGACTCACCCGAGACCTTCCTCATCAGCATCTGCTCGGTATTGCCAGAGAAGTCGAGCTGAGAGACACAGAACGACGGATACGTGCGGGCACCGACGGAGGCGGTGAGGCCCGTATAGTCCGTGAGGGAATGCGTAGGCGGTTGACCATTCCCAGTATTGAGAATGGCGAACTTGTGCGTGTACCCGGCGTCCACCGACTGCAACGACACCGTCGCACTGGTGGAGTGGGCGAACCTGGTGGGGGTGTTGGCGAACAGGATGTTCGTGCCCGTGATCCCGGAGGTGCCGAGGACGATCTCGGACGCGGCGCCGTCGCTGATCTGGATGACGGACCCGGTGGTAGGTGCGCCGATGGACCCGGAGGCGGTGAGCTGGGTGGCGCCGGCGGCGATGGCGGAACTGAGGGTGGGGGCGGTCCCCAAGGTTCCGTTGGATGTAGAGGACATGTCGCCGTATGCGTTATCCAGCATGAACCCCTCAATGTCCAGGAACACGGGGCCACCGAGGGAGAACGTCGCGCTTTGAACGCCGCGGATCTCGTTGAACAGCGGCGTCATAACGCCACGGATTGCCTCATCCGGCAGAAAGCGGGGCGTATCCTCGGGGTTGAAGTCGTTCTGATCCAGCGGCATTGTCGCCGACGGCGTGGTAGTCACCGGCGAGCCAACGACCAGTTCACGGGACAGGTTGAGGAAGGTCTTAGTGCTCGGGGCGATGAACGTGGGAACCGCCATCGTCACTCACCACCCGCAGTGCTCGCAGGGGCGGGGACGCTGGTATCCGCCGCCCTTGCGGCTGCCGCTTTCAGGTCCGCTTTGGTCGCGGGCACCCACTGCGGGCTCGGCGGCATCGGCAGGCTCGGCTCGAGGGCCTGGATGGTGTAGGTGCCTCCTGGGTCGGCTTCGAGCATGCGGCCGGTGGCCGTGTCGCGGTAGGCAAACCAGCCAGTGCGGGCTTGCCCAGTGAACGTGTAGGAGTCAGACGCCACACGGCCCTTTCGTTACGGTGGGTTACTGCTTAGGAACTGAACACTTCGGTAACGGTCACTTCCAAGAGCGCATCGAGCCGCTGGAGTTGCATCGGCTCCAGGGCTCTCAGATCCGTGATGTAAGAGATGCGCTCGCCGACGTCCACGAGCTGGGTTTGCACCCCGGTCCACGGGTCGGTGATGACCGCCGGGTCTGTGGAGACCCTCAGGGTGGCCATGATGGCGTCGACCATGCCGGGGAACAGGATGTTCACGTTCGGGTCCGTGGGTGACCCGCCGGCCCAGACGACGTAGATGGGAACCGTGTGCTCGAGCGTCTTGGTGCCGGACGGGCCGCCGGGGTAGTTGGCCCTGGGGATGGTGCCTGCCCCGTATTTGCCGGGGTTGCGTGATTCGAGGCCCCGGTTGAACCACACGTACGCCGACGGGGTCCCGGCTTGGACGTTGGGGTCGGGTGGGGTGATGTAACACCGCAGGGCGGGCGGGGGGGATGGGAGGGCTTGCATTTCGGCGGGCCAGTTCATCCCGTCGAGCAACTGCTGCATGTACCCCACGGCGGAGGCAAGGCCCATCCCGCCCCTCCTCTGCCGGTAGCACGGTTAGACGCCGGTGGTTGCCCACATCTGCACCCATTTGGACAGCAGGAAATCCCAGAAAAACCCCACGATCGAAATGGTGCTGGATGTTGTGGACACGGCCCCGGCTGCCACCCGGAACGCCGTATCCCACGACACCGCGTGGCCGCCGCTGCCGTCCTGCACGAACCGGTAGAACAGCATCTGCTGCAACACCGGGTTCGACGGTGCCGCCACGGTCACCGGGGCTGTCAGGGTGTCAACGAGGATGAAGTTTCCCAGCGCCGCATCAACGGACGTGGAAGCGAGGGCGATTTCCTGCCAGAAGAACCGCAGGTCGCCGTTGCCGAACATGAGCGGCCCGATGTGGGTGGACGCAAGGTTCTGCCCGCCGGGCCCGTTGTAAACGCTGAGGTTCCCGCCGCCGCCGAAGTTCACCGCACCGGTGTGGTCGTCGCGGATAACCGGGGTGATCCCGTTAACATTCTTGACGCCCTGAACGTAGATCTGCGCGTTGTCCGCTGCCGTGACCCACAGGCCGACCTTGTTCACGGTGCTGGTCGTATACAAGCCCCAGTTGAGGATCGTCAGGCATTGCACGCCGTTCGCTTTGACCCCGGCGGTGGGGCCCACGGTGGTCGGGATGCCGTTTTCGGTGTGGAGGCCGGAAAACAGCGCGTTGTAGATGATGTTGGTGCTGCCGTCGAGGTTGACGTTGTGGTAGCCGTCGGCGGGGCCGTCGAACTCGCAGTCCTCCACCCACAGGCCGCCGCAGCCGCCGACGTACAGCACGTCGCCGCCGCCGCCGCCGATGGAGCAGGAACGCAGGTAGATCGGGCCACCGCCAGCGATCTTGAAGACGGGCAGGCCGGTCATCGCAGTGTTGCCGCCGGCGACCACGTTGCGGAAACCGGAGTTGGAGAAGACGTTCTCCATGTCGATCACGGCGACCGCGTAGGTGGCGGCTGAGGCGTTGACCTGCAGCCCGTCAAGGTAACAGTATTCCTGGAAGTGCAGTTTGTTGTTGGCGATGAGCGCCCGGCAGTTGACCGAGCTGGTGGCGAGGATCTGCCCGCCGCCGCCGGGGGTGCCCGACCCGCTGCCGTCACCACGCAGCGACGCGCATTCGTCCAGGGAGATCGCATCGACCGCAGAGCCGTCCGAGCAGCCAATCTTCCAGATGGTGTCCTGGTGCAACTGGAGCGTCGTGGACGGCGGGACGTAGAACTGGTGGGCGTCACCGGCGTAGGTGCCCGACTGCATGACGACCCGGCCGCCGCCGGAGGTCGCGGCGGACGACAACGCGGCGCGGACGTTCGCCGAGTCAACCGCCGCGATGCCCGTGGGGGGCGGCACCACCCATTCGCCGTTCCGCTGCAAGTACCCGGAGGACACGACGTTGAGGACGGTGAACCCGGCAGTGTGGGCGACGGGGATGGTACCGTCGGCGCCGCGGACAACCAGCCCTGTCGCGGTGTTGAGGACCGCGATCGTCTCCGACGGCGCGTTCGGGTCGGCGACGTGGAAGATGGTCTGCGGGGGGATGTTCGACGCTGCCGGGAACGCAGCCCAGGAGGCGGCGGTCCAGTATTCCGGTGTGCCGGCGGCCGGTGCGGTGGTGCCGCCGGCCGTGATAGTGGCGGCAGCGTCGTTGGCGAACACTTCGTAGCCGCCGGTCTGCCCGGCGACACTGACCAGCATCGCCGCAGCGAACGCGGCGGAATGGGTCGTCCAGTTCCCGGACTCGGACAGCGCCACGGCGGTTGCGACGCCAGGCTGGACGTCGATGGCGGTGTGCAGCACCGACGAGGTGCCGCCGTCGCTGACGAGGTTCGACCAGCCGCTGCCCGGGTTCCACGTGTTCGTCCCGGCGGCGGCCTGCTGGGCGAAAACAGCAATGGCGTACCCGCCGGGCACCGACGTGACCCGCCCCGCGGTCGCGGACACCCTGATAGACGGCAGCGACAAGGGAGACGCGCCAGAGGAGTAGGTGCCGGTGACATCGGCGGGACTGCCCCACACGAAGTTGTCCTGGGCGCCGAGCGACCCGGTGGCGGCGGCGCCGGTGAACTCAAACAGGGTGACTGTCATCACTGCGGCACCGGCGAGGTTCGCGAAGAACCCGGGTGCCCCTTCGCCGCCGGACGCGGTGCGGAAGTACACCGACACCGAGCAGTGGGCGTTATTGGGGTCGTTGCCGTTGGCGGCGTCGCCGACCTGCCACCAGCCGCCGGGGGTGGAGATCGCCGGGCTGGCGGTGGACGCGCCGCCGCAGGTGACAACGGCGATGAGGGTGTTGCCCGCGGTGCGGTTCTGCCCGGTGCCCCATGTCCCGGTGACCGAGCCGACACCCCCGGATGGGAAGTCGGCCCGGGTCATGACCGGGGTTCCGGCGGGGGTGACGATGGCGGTGAACTGGGCCACGCGCGTCACCTGCCTGCCTGTGAAATGGTCATGCGCGCGGCGCCGGCGCCGGCGGGGGTGATGGCAGCGGCTGCCGGGCCCCGCGCGCCGGTGGTGAGCCCGTAGAGGCGGCCAGGGACGAGCAGGCCCGGCACGGCGAGCCCCGGGACTGCGATCATGCCCGTGAAGGCGAGGAGCCCCGCTGGGGCGTGAGGCGGCAATGTGACGGCCGCGTGTGCGGCGCACGGCCCCGCTGGGGTGACCGTGACATTGCCGTAGGGCAGGGCCGGCGGCGGGATGAACGGCGACGGCGGGTGCGAGGCCGACTGGGCGCGGCCGAACCGTTGCGGCCCGGGTGCCCGGTGAGCGTTCCCCGCCGGCTGGGCGGGGAGGCGGAACACCGGGCCGTGAGCAGGGTTCGCCGGGGCGGGCAGCAGCGACATTGTCGCCGCCCGGCCGGGGGCGGGCGGCGGCCGTTGCGCGCGGACGGGCCGGGTGAGCGGGTAAACCGGTGCCGGGCGGACCGGGTTGCTGACCGGGCCGCCCGGGTTCCCGGCCACCCGGCCGCGTGGCGGCAGCGGCTGCCGGGCGCGGACGGGGCGGGTGAGCGGGTAAACCGGTGCCAGCGGGCCCGGGGGGGCGGGCAGTACCGCCATGGTGGCGGCACGCCCGGGCAGGAACGGCAGCGGGCCGAGGCGTGCCCGCACCGGGGAGGCGGGCAGGCGGAACGCGGGCGCCGGCGGGGCCGGGTTGCGGACCGGGGCGGCGGGGCTGGAGTAGGACCGGCCGCGGCGTGGCAGTGGCTGCCGGGCCTGGACGGCGGCGGCGGGCAGGTGGAACGGGGGCCCTGCGGTGGGGTTGGCCAGCGGGGCACCGGGCCTGCCGGCGGCCCGGCCGCGGGGCGCGTTCTGCGGTATCCGTGTCCGCAGGGGCTGCGACGGCAGCCGGAACAGCGGCGGCGGCGGTGCCGGGTTGCTGACCGGCCCGCCCGGGTTCCCGGTGGCACGCCCGCGTGGCGGCAGCGGCTGCCGCGCCCGTGCCGGCTGGGCGGGCAACCGGAACACCGGCCCGGCGGTCGGGTTGCGGACGGGGGACTGCAGCGCCGCGGTCCGGCCTTTGGAGAACGCCTGCGGGACGCGCGCCCGGGCCGGGGTGGTGGCCTGCCGGAACACCGGCCCGGGGGGGTTGCCCACGGGGGCGCCCGGGCCGGAGTAGGCGCGGCCGGCGCGGGGATGGGGCTGGGGGAACCGGGCCAGGAACGGGGAGGCCGCCTGCCGGAAGACCGGCCCGGTAGTGGGGTTGCTGACCGGGGCGGCGGGGCCGGAGTAGGACCGGCCGGTGCGGGGATGCGGCTGGGGGAACCGGGCCCGTGCCGGGAAGTTCAGCGGGTAGAACGGCGGGACAGGGTTCCGCAGCGGCCCGCCAGGATTGGCGTAGGCGCGGCCTTTGGAGAACGCCTGCGGGACACGCGCCCGTACCGGGGCTGTGGGCGGCGCAGGCGCTGCGAGCGGAGCCGGGTTGCGCACCGGGCTGGACGCGGCCACATAGCTGCGTCCTTTGGAGAAGGTCTGCGGGACGCGCGCCCGGGCCGGGGTGGTGGCCTGCCGGAACGGCGGCCCTGAGGTGGGGTTGCTGACCGGGGCGCCCGGGTTGCTGGTGGCGCGGCCTTTGGAGAAGGTCTGCGGGATCCGGGTGCGGGCCTGGGCGGGCAGGCGGAACACCGGGCCCGGCGTGGCGTTGCGGAGCGGGGCCCCCGGGCTGGAGGTTACCCGGCCGGCGCGTGGCTGCGGCTGCGGCAGGCGTGACCGGAACGGGGCCGTGGCCTGCCGGAAAACCGGGCCGGTCGTGGGGTTGTTAACGGGTGCGCCGGGGTTCCCGGTGACCCGGCCGCGCGGGCCGCCGACGGGGATCCGGGTCCGGGCCGGCTGGGCCAGCGGGTACACCGGCGCCGGCGGCGGCGGCGGTGCGGGCGCCGCCACGGGCGCCGCGGGCGCCGCCAGGACGGAACCGGCGGCCACCAGCACTACCCGCACCCCGGGCGGCTGCATCAGCGGGATGAACGCCGGCCCCTGGGTGGGGTTGCGCCGCGGGGCGCCGGGGCTGCGGTAGACGCGGCCCGGTTGCGGGCGCTGCTGCGGCAGGTACGGCAGTTTCGCCCGCGCCGGTGCCGTCGCCTGCCGGAACACCGGGCCCGAAGTCGCGGGCGCGAAGACAACGACGATGCCCGCGCCGGAAGCAGTGGTCGCGGTGGCGCTGTAGGTGACCGCCGCCGCCGACGTCGCACCCGACGCCGGCGACGCCAGGTGCATCGCCGCTTGCTTGCCGGTGGACGTGGCGCCGGTGTTCGACGTGTCGAGCGTGTAGGAACCGGACGCGGTGATGGTGGCGGAGGACGAGGCGCGTTCCCGGACCAGCCCGCCGACGCCCAGTTCGCCGGTCGCTGTCACGTTCGTGTCGGTGGTGGCGGTCAGCGAGGAGATCGTCACGGCCTGGGAGGCGACGGTGCCGATCGCGTCAACCGAGATCGACGCCGCGCCGGTCAGCTCGTAAACGGTGCATGCCGCGGTCGCGGTGCCGGAGATCGTGGAGGTGAACGTGGGCGCGTTGCTGGAGTCGCTGCCGTTGCCGAGCTTGATCCAGAACGCGGCCCGTGCCAGGGTGCTTGACCCGCTGGTGACCTCGGCGAGGCTGCGCCAGCCGGCCGCGGTGGTGGCTGTGGCGGCGGTGCTGGTCGTGCCGGTGAACAGGACAACCGCGACGAGCAGGTTGCCCGCGGTGGTGCCCTGCCCGGCGCCGAACGTGGCGGTGACCGTGCCAGCGGTGTTCGTCGCCGCGGTGGGGGTGCCGACGCTGGTGATCGCCACGGCTTCAGCAGCCCCGGCTCAGCGGGGACGGGTCAGGGTCCCCCTCAGTGTCGTTTCCGCGGTCCCGGGTCACAGTGACATGGGGTGCCCTCGGGCGGGGGGTGACGGCCCGGCGGGGCCTGCACACCGGCCGGGGCAGGGGTTTACGCACTAGCCGCGGGCGTGGCGCGGGCGGCGGCACGGCGGGTTCGCAGCGGGTCCTGCCACGCGCCGGCAGGCACGGCACCTGCGCCCGGACACACCGCCCCACCGCCGCCACCTGCCCCTCTTACTGGCTGTGCGCGGCACCCTGCCAGCCGATCCTGGCGGGGACGATCACCGGGACGTTCCGCATCCCGCCCGTCGCCGCCGGGGGTGCAGCCGCCACGGCGGGAAGCACCTCGAACCCGACGCACGCCCAGAAGTCCGACGACAGGCCCCACGCGACGGTGACGTTCCCGCCGGTGGACGCGGAGATCCCGCCGGCCTGGTTCCCGGCGGCTGACCCGCCGCTGGCGTTGTTAAGCCATTCTTTGACCGCCGGTGCGGTGGGGTTCGCGCCGTACGCCGACCCGCCGCACGCGGCGAACGCGATCTGCCCGGTGGTGGTGGTGGTCGGCACCACCGCCGACGCGGTGACACCGGACCCCCCGCCGGTGCCGGCGGTGCCGAACGTCCCCCCGGCGCCGGTGAACGACATCGACGCGGCTTCAATATCGTTGGACCCGTTGTCGCTGAACGTGACCTGGACGGTCAGTGACAACCCCGTGGCAGGGTTCGCCATCGCGTACCCGTACAGGGTGCCGTCGGTGTTGTTGTTGTTGACCGCCTGCGACCCGATCCGGGTCAGCGCCGCGCTGTTGTAGGTGACACCGGTGACGGTGGTGGTGGTGGATGTGTTGGCGAAGACGACCAGTGCGGTTGCCCCGGCACCGCACGTGTGCGACCACGACAAGGTGGCGACGTTGGTACCGTGAATACCCGACGAGGACGGGCCGACCGCGTCGAACGCGACCGCCACGGCAGCCTCCTAGCTAGGGGATGATGGCGAGGCTCCCCGGTACTGCGGTGCCCGCGCCGCCGGCGGTGGGGGTTACGAGGGGAATGGTGATCGTGGCGGCCATATCAGGGCATCATCCGCATCGAATACAGCACCGGCACCGGCACCGGCACCGGCGGGATGGTGACCTCCACGTCAACCCCCCAGTCGTAGGAGTTGAACGACGTGTTCGGGACCGACAGGACCGCCGCCGAGTTGAACGGCGCCTGCCCGGTGACCGAGCCGGCGTTGTTCGGCGCCGACAACGGCCCGTTCGTGATCCCGCCCGCCCCGCCGCCGCCGGTTGTCCAGAAACTCCCGTTGCCGGCGAACCACTCCCCGGCGCCGGCGTCGGCGTTGAAAACGCAGGAGTAATAGTGAATGCCGGGGACAAGTGTCACGGCCCCGTTGTAAGCGCATTTGGCCCAGCCGCCCGACCCGACCGGCGCACCTGTCCACGTAGGTGAAGTGTTCAGCGTCCCCGCGACCTGGGCCGTGGTGTCCGCGTTGTAAATCACGCACGTGTCGGGCATCGTCACACCGGTCCCCCCGGCTGGGGTGAGGAACCAGATGCCGTTAAGGCTGCACGTCTGCGACACCGAGAACTGGACGCCGAGCGTGAACGGGGTTGTGTCAGGCTGGACGTTGTAGCCGGTGACTTCCTGGTTGTGCAGCGTGTACGACTGGGTGTAGGCGATCGAGGTGACCTCGACGTCCACGAACCAGTTGAGAGCCCCGCCGCTCGTGCCGGGAAACACAAGCGAAGCGCTGTTCTGGTACGGGCTGTTTACAAGGCCGAGTTCGGAAACTGGGGCCGTTATTATCCCCGAAGTGACAGGATACGGCGTCGAAGACTGGAATGCTTTCGATCCCACATTGATCAGGACGGTCGATACGTATCCATCGGCCCTGGCATCAAGGGTCACGCTGCCGTTATAGGTGCATTTGACCCAGCCCGACCCTGCCGCGCCCGACCAGGACGGAGATGCGTTGTGCGTGCTGGAGATGATCGACTTGGACGCGACATCCCAGATGGCGCATTCCGTGGGGAGGGCGCTTTCCGCGGAGTCGCTGTAATACCAGATGCCGGTCAGCGCGGCAGGCTGGGACAGGGTGAAAATCGCGCCTGCCGTGGCGGTCTGGCCGCCGTGGCCGCTGATCGTCGGGGCGGCCTGATTCCAGATCGAGTAAACGGTCACAGGCAGCTACCACCCCCGCCGGTAAGCGGTCACAGTATCCGTTTCCCCTCGCTGGAGCCCCCGCCAGGGCTGCCAGCGAGGGGAAACGGGCTAGCTGTTACTCGGAGATGACCAGTTCGGGGACCACGTTCACCCCGGACACGGTCCCGTTGGACATCTGGTAGGTGAACGCCAAAGTCCCCGACGGTGCCTGGTTCAACTCGAACCCGGGGGTCATCCACTCCGCCCAGTTCGCACCCGCGGTGCAGGGGATCGTCTGCGACCACAGCGGTGCAGTGGTCTGGGTGGCGAACGACCCGGTCCCCGACCCGTTGGCCGTGGAGAAAATCCACGCCGACGCGGCGGCGGTGGTGGACTGGCCGATGATCTTCGCCGTCCCGGTGCCGGTCAGGACAGCGGTGTTCGCACCGGACACCGGCCGCAGCCGGAACGTGATGCTGCCGTTCGTCGGGTACGCCGCCGACGACAGCGAGTACAGGGCGACGCGGACGGCGGAGATATTGAACTCCGTCGCCGCCGGGGCGACACCGTAGCACACCACGTACTCGGTGCCGCTGACGCCACCGGTGCCGATGCTGACACCGGTCGCCAAGTTGCTATCGACGTTGTAAACCCTGGCCAAGGCCACACGGTTGCCTTTCTGTTGATGCGATTGTGCGAATTTCCCGGCGCGGTGTGGCCGGCGTTTGTGACCTATCTAATAAGATGGGACCATGACGCTATACGTTGCCCGAGGGCGCGGAGCGGGATCTTCTAGAACGATTTGGGTTCCCGGTGATCCTGGTGAGCCGAATCACGCGGATAACAAGGAAGAACTAGTTTCCTTTTGCCCTAAGCCAGACCCTGTGCCCTGCCCTGCCCCTGCATGCGACCAGATGTGCTGCCCTTACCCTCGCAAGGAAATGCGCATGAGGCGCTCCGACTGGAGTAACTAGATGTGGTGCAGGCCGCGTTTCTGCAGAAGATGCTTTGACCTTCGCAACCATCACGGCTTGACACTCACTGATCTGATCGGCATATGGGAAAAGCAGGAGCGCCGGTGCTTCAAGTGCTCTAAGGTGCTTCCTGATCCTCGCATCATCATCGCCGGCGTGAGAGGCAAAGGGCGGGAGGCGAAAATAGACCACGATCACCGGATTTGCCCGAAGGCTTGCCACTCATGTGAGCGCTGCCGCCGGGGACTTGCTTGCCAGGCATGCAACACGCACTCGCTTGCGCTGCGGACAGTTGGCCTCTGGGTGCTGCCTGAAGAAACCGAGAAACTTGTCCAATGGCTGGAGTTCCTCGGCCCCGGGGATCGCGACAGGCTGCGCCAGGCTCTCACACTGTTCCCCGAGCAGCCTGCCCGCAGAGTCTCGCGGCAGCGCCCAACCGGTAAGCCAACTCCGGACGCCACGCTCTTTGACCTAGACGCCTTCCGGCTGTCAGGCTGACTGGGGCACGCGCTCGCGCAGAGCCCGGATTGCGGCCACATCGGTGGCCATCTGTTGCTGCCGCCACGTTTGGTAGGCGGCCTTGTCCGCTTGAATGCTCGCGGACGAGTCCTTGTACGTGCGGTCCCCCGGTGCGGTGCCAGCACCGGGGTGGACGTGTTCCACCCACACCGCCCGGCAGTGCCGCAAGCACCCCGCGGCGCGGCCGAGGGCGCCGAGGGTGTCGTCGCCGTAGTAATGCTGGCAGGCGGGGTTCAGCAGCCACCCCAGCGCCTGGACGATGTCGCTGGAGACGACGGGGGCTTCGGGGACGTCTTCCCGCATCCCGTCCCACGGAAAACTAATCCCCGTGCCGCCCATGTCGTCAATGGCGCGGAGCAGGGCGGTGTCCCACCCTTTGGTGCGGGGCAGGTGGTCGTCGCCGAAGCTGGCGAGCGCCTTGTAACCTGCGGCATTGGCGGTGGCGATTTTGTTAGTCCACCCGATCAGCCCGTCCCGGGGACCGGCTGACAAGTAATCACCAGGGCCCTGGTGTACCTGCCAGATGTCCTCGTAGGAACCCCGTTCCGGGTCATCCACGTCTACCGCCGCGTGCACATGCGTCACGGACGTGGCAGTGGCATGGACCGCGTCGAGGAACCGGGCCAAGTTTTGCGGGCGGCCACGGGAAGGGACGATCACGAGCAGGTCACCGGACATTAACGCCGCCCCTTGGAGAACATCGCCTGGATGGCGGCACGTTCGCGTTCCTCGAACTCGCTGCCCCAGCGTGGGTCGTACGGCCCTGCGTATCCCGGTTCCGCTGCGGGCGCGTTCACCCAGTCCTTCAGGAACTGGATGCGGACATTCAGGTCATCCCACTTCGCCGGATCCGCGCGGAGGATCTGGTAAGCGCGCGACCGTGACAGGTCAGGTGACATGAAGCACCCCCATCCCGTACTCCCCAGGCAGGTCCTGCCACGACAGGCCAGCCTCAGCGCAGTAGTCATCCAGGGCCTGCCGCACCTGCGGCACGTCCGGTTCATCCCCGGGGGCCCAGGTGAACAGGTTCGTGTCATGAAACAGGGCGGTGCCGCCCGGGTTCAGCCGGGGAACGTACGCACGGCATTCGGCCAGCGTCTCCGGGTACAGGTGGGATGTGTCGATGAACAGCAGGTCAATCTCCCGTGGCAACGCGGCCAGAATGGACGGGTGAAGGTCGTCGCCCCGGGTGAACGTCCACCACGGGCACCCCGCCCACGGGCCCATCCCCTGCGGGTCCCGGTCGCACGGGTCAATGTCCGCTGACCACACGTGCCCGCCGGACACCTGCGCCCCCGCCAGCAGGGCAAGAGTCGAGTTGCCTTTGCGGGTGCCGAGTTCCACGATCACCCGGGCCTTGCACGCGTGCTCGAACAACAGCGGCAGGTACTCGCCGATGTCGGTGTCCCGGTCCATGCGGTCCCGGCAGGCGTCGATGAGGGTGGACTGGACGCTGCCGGTGGCGGGGTTGTAAGTGCGGGCGAGGGCCATCAGCCGATCCGCTCGGCGATGGCGTCGAGGGCGGGCACCCAGTGTTCTTTGACGACCCGGTCCGCGTCGTACTGCAAGGCGAACTCCCGGGCCGGCCCAGTGGGCATCTTCCCGCGTTCCCGGGCCTGCCACGCTGCTTCGTACGCGGCTTCGATGTCGGTGATGTCGGGCCGCACCCACTCCGCGCCGTGCCCCGGCGCCCAGTCCGGCGACCCGGACACCAGCCACCCGGCGCCGCACAACTCCGGCCCGGTGTGCCCATTCGTCAGGATCACGGGGACACCGCACGCTTGTGCCTCGAGGGCGGCGATGCCGAACCCCTCGCCGTAAGAGCAGTTGGACAGCACGTCCAGGCCCCGGTACCACGCCACCTGCTGCTCGCGGGTGATGAGCGCCATGGCGTAGGAGTAGTCGTCGGGGAACCTGACCGCGTCAGTGATGCCGAGCCGGGCGGCCATCCCCGCCAGGTTCAGCCCAGGTGTGGACGTGGACGCCGCATGCAACGTCAGCACACTGTCAGGGTGCCTGGCATGGAACGCGGTGAATGCCCGCATCTGCTCGAAGAACGCTTTGCGTTTGGTGTCCCGGTTCATCCCCAGAATGCCAACGACGAACGTGTCCGGGCCGATCTCCGCCGACTCCCGGTACGCCCCACCGTCACCCGGGGAGAACAACGCGGTGTCCACACCGTGGGGCACGTACAGGGGGTCGGCGCCTTCGGCGCGGATCACCTGCTCGCCGAACCGGGACATGGCCACCGGGATGCCGCCGCCTTCACGGAGGACGGTGACGTCGGCTTCACCCATCGGGTTGCAATCCACCGGCATCCAATGCGCCACATTCAACCGGGCCAGGTCCATCCGGGACGGCAACAGGGCGAACACGTCACACAAGGTGATCAGCACGTCCGCCTTGGTGTAACCGTACGTGGCGGCCAGCACGTCATTGCCAGCCTGGTCTTTCACCGCCCCGAAGACGGGGATGCCGCCCCAGTCCAACGGCGCCCCGCCGAACGAGAACGGGGCAAACAAGGTGACCTCGTGCCCCAATGCTTTGATCTTGGGGAGGAACAATTCGGTCATGGTGCCGTAGCCGGCGGGGGCGTTGAAGCTGTTACTCAGCCAGAGGATTCTGATGGCACACTCCGCCTTTCAGGGCTGGGGGTTGCCGACAAGGACCAGGTTCCCGGTGAACCACGTGTACGCCGCGCTTGTGCCCTGGTCCATCCACAGGGCGTGCGAGTAGTTCCCCGGGCCAAGGCTTACTGTCGCCGCAGGGGTGAGGTTGATCTGCGCCGACGACACCGACGCCGTGGAGGTGACCACCACTTGCCCTTCCGCGCCCAGGGTGGTGGTTATCTCGATCAGCGCGGGCCCGGTGTCGGTGGCATTCGTGCGGACCACGTAGGTCCAGGGCGCTACCACGATCGGGAACGGCGCCCCCGTGGAGGGGACGGTGAAGGTGAACAGCCACTCCTGCAGGGAGCCGATGGGCATCGTCAGGTCCCAGGGGAAAACACCAGACGATGCGACCACACGCCCCCTTTAAATGGTTCTCTTAAACCGGGCGAGGATCTTGCAGGCGCGCTCTTTGAGTTCGTGCCCCCCGGTGCCGCCGCCCCTGGAGCCGGGGGTGGCCTGGACGACGGTGGCCTGCGCGCCGCGGGTGAGGGCCTCGGCGGCGGCGAACAGGACCGCGGCCCAGATCACGTCCGATGGCAGCGACGACACCATGACCCCGGCGACCGGGTGGGCGTACGTGAGCGCCGACGCCAGGGTCAAAGTCCCCGGGCCTGTCGCAGCCGACGCCGCAGTGACCGTGATGGGTTCCTGCCCGTGCGCCGGGTCGTAGATGATCCCCTCAGCGCCGGGCTGCCCGGCGGCGAACGGCGCCCACGC